CATCATCTCAGCATTGAACTGCACCTTGGATAGCTCACGCATCTCTGCGCTGCTGTAGTGGTACTCTCCGCTCACTTCTGACGTTGAGTTGTAGAAGTCTATGATGCCCACCCTATACGCCACAGAGTCTTCTGTGCTGCGTTCTGGCATGTGATCTGCGTTTACCAACTCAGGTATCCACAGATGATCTTTACAGCCAAGCTTCTGCTCTTCAAAGGGTATGGCCCTGTTACTGCGCGAACAGTACCAAGTCGCACCATTGCTATTGGTGAGTGGCTTGATGTTCTTGCAGTTCCTGCAGTTCACCGACTCAGGCAAGCGCCGTCCGTAGTAGATGTCTTTGTACAAGTCAGGCTCGTTCTTCATACGCCAGTCTTTCTCTGAACGTCGCGTGTCTTTTGATGGCGCGTCACTACAGATGATGCGCTCAGCTTTCTCTTGTGCGCGTTCCCATACAGACTCGTTGTAATCAATCACTTCTGAATAGATTTCGCTGTTGTTTTTATTCACAACCACGACCATGCATTTGGTCAGACCAAGCGCGCCCATGTAGGCGTGGATCTGCCAGCGATAGGTTTCGCTCCAGCCTTCGTAGCTTTGTAGCTTCACGAGCTCCTTGAAGCGCTTGTCGTTTGCGCTCTTCACCTCGAGCAGCAGCACCACGTTTTCTTCAGGAGGCGGCAACACACCTTTGAGCAGTCCGTCACAAGACCCAGCGAAGTGCCCACCAAAGAACGATGCGCGAAACTGATTACCATCTTTGTCATGCGAAGCAATCGAAATGACACCACTGTCACGAATGTTATCCACAACCTGATCTTCAATGCGGTTACCCAAATCAAACAAGCGCAGCATGCGGCCACCGAATGTAGACGGTAGGCACCAGTGAAAGCCCATCCATAGCTTGTACTCATCGTCATCACCGATCCCGCTGAACCCTAGATGACCCCTGAACCTGTCGTTATCGTTGGCTATGAACTCATCTATCTTTTCAAAAATGGACGCTGACAACATTCCAGTACTTACCCTCCTTCCTTACCGTTATTTGTTTGATGTGACTCATGACTTTGTTTTGGTTCACAAGATCCGACGCATAGCTCAGATCGTATGGCATTGGTGTGCCTGACTGTGTCAGGGCGTTCCACTTCTTAGCGGCTACCATTCCAGCCTTACCACGCATACCGATCATGATAGGCATGCTCTGTGGCCAGTATTCGCCAGGCGTAGAGAACATAACGTTCAGATATTCGTTCCCGTTCTTCGATGTCTTGATCTGCGCAGAGACAAAGTCAATGTCTTTGATCTTCTCAAGCTTCTGCGCTGGCTCTTCTAGCTCATCAGAAAGCACACTGCCTTGTGCCGCTTCTCGTGTTGCAGCTGCGTCCTTCTCTTCTTGCTCCTTGCGCTCTTCATCAAGCCTATCCAGCAAGTCCTGCTGGCGCTGAAGCATCTGTTCCACGCTGTACCGAGGTTCTTCACACTCAACGCATTCACGCGCGTACATGTCATTCACCGCATAACAGTGATCACATATCCAGATCTTAGGCTCATCTGACTCATCGTCTTGAGGCTTCTCTGGCCTAGCAGTATCGATGCAACCATGGCGCATCATGTTCTCGCCATAGTCCAACAGCATGCAGTCTTTCTTATCACCCCACGTTCGCATGCCTCGACCACAGATCTGAACATACAACCCCAGAGACTTGGTGGGTCTGAGCAACGCAATGCAATCCGTGCGTGGCGCATCCCAGCCCTCAGTCAACACAGCGACGTTACACAGCGCGTTTACCACACCGTTCTCAAAGTCTTCAAGAATCTTTTTGCGCTCTTCTGTGGGCGTTTCTGCCGTCACAACAGCGGCTTCTACACCTGCATCGCGCAGATACATGCACATCTTGTTCGCATGAGCCACAGTGATACAGAAGAACACGCTGCTCAGTCGGCCTTTGCTGTACGCTTTGTCGATCCAATCACCAACAATCGCAAGCATGGTCTGATCTTCCATGGCTAGGTGTTCGATGTCCGACTCACGATAGTCGCCACCTTTGAACTTGACCCTGGCTGTAGACGCATCGATCACGGCTTCAGACGCAACCTGATACGCCGACAATCGGCACAGATACCCCGCCTTGATTAGCTCTGGGATCGTTACCCGGTGAGCAACACCACCAAAGAAGTGATCGTCCAACCCATAAATGAATCCTTGACCCATGCGATATGGAGTTGCTGTGACACCCAGAACCTTCGGTGCGTAGTGCTGAGTAGAATCAAAGTGATCAAAGATCTTTCGATACCGACTCCGCTTCTCTGGCCCAACGTGGTGAGCCTCATCAACAATGATGTAATCAAAGTCCCCCGCGCTATCCAATCGCTTTGGTGTGGCCAGGGTGTCCCGACTAGCGATCACGATTGGCTCGTGCGAATCAAACTGTTTCAACCCCGCAGCCAACAAGCCGCTTGGCGCACAAGGCCACACGGTCTTGAGCTTTTCATCCGCTTGGCTGATGAGCTCCTGCCTGTGGGCAAGAATCAGTACGCGGCTGTCACGATTCTCTTCAAAGATCTTCTTGATCATTGAGGCGAAGACAACAGTCTTGCCAGCGCCTGTGGGTAAAACAATTAATGGATGAGTGTTCTGGGTATCGAACCAATGGAAAGCCGCATCAATGGCGTCTTGCTGGTAATACCGTAGCTTCATGCTTGGCCCTCTTCAGTCCGCAGTATGTGCGCGCCCAATAGGTTCTAGCCCATGGCGATATGTTGTGACGGTGCAAGATGCGAAGCACAGCTTCTTCTCTCGCGGCGTGTTTGGTTTCACATTGATTCAATGACATATCATCTCCTCCCCTGATTGTTCAGGATCATTAACAGCCAGCATGCCCTCATCAACTAAACGTCGAAGGGAGCTGCGATCAGTAAAGTGCAAGTGATAAGTAAAAGAGATTACAAAGACAACTTCCATCAACACATCTTCTGAAATGTTTTTGTCTTTCATCGCATTCACAAACAAACTTAGGGCATCAGATGCGACTTCGTGTTCTTCGCTTTGCCAGTTGAACTCAAACTCTTGGTGGTCATCCATGAGATTCCTCCTTGATCAGCCAACCCAAATAAACGTTGGCCTTTTGCAAGTCTTCCAACTTGTTTTTGTTTTCATAACGCCAGATATATTTCATGACGTTACCTTTAAGATAACCTTTGAAGGCGCTAGAGGACATCGACGCTTTGATTGCCTCAATGCACTCTATACCACCGTCTTTGGTGTAGTGCCCCGGCTGATTGACCATGTCTGGTGAATCACTCATCAGGCAATCTCCACACCCCGATCTGGCCATCTACAATACGAGTGGTCACCTTCATGCCGCGACGTTCTAAGAACATCTTCAGACCGTTGGAGTCGTTGCGCGTTTCAACAAACACGCACTCTCCAACCTTGATGTCTACGAACTTTCCCCACCTAGATCTGATGTTGCTCTTGCCTGAACTCTTATCAGGTAGAGGAATGTCACTAAAGATTTTTTCAATCTCTTTCATCACATGCCCTCAATGTTTTGGAACCTAACGTCTACGATGACTTCATCATCAGGCCAGCCACCAACGCTGGAGTACAACTCAGTGATCGATCGCGCAAGCTGATACACCTTGCCGAAACTTTCCGACAACATCTTTTCCCGCCGCGCATTGTTTTCTTCGCGGGTTTCTTTTTCCTGATCCCATCTCCAATTGCCCTGCAGAATCGGTATAGGTATCGTGCAGACACGGTTGCGCACATTGTCTGCTTCATACAAACAGCCAGTTGATATTTCAATCAGAGCTTCTGCATTCTCCATCCAGTAAGCGTTTTCAGGATCAACAACTTGGTATTTGTCTGCAAACTCTGGGTCAGCCACTTGGCACGCATGCAACCCGTGATTTGCTTCAATAAGCGACTGCCTAATTCGCTCATGAGCTTTGGCCCATACTTCATTGCGTTCTTCAAGCTCTTTGATCTTCGCTCGCAACCCTTCATTAGAATCAGGCGATGGCTTTGCAACCTTTTCAGGGTTAGTTCCCAGCCAATCCACATATTTTTGCATGGTTTTCAGAGCAGGTTTAACGATCTCGCCGTTTACAAACTGCCTGATTGAGCTTGGATCAACGCCAATTGACTTTGAGATGTTGGCTCGAGCCGTAGATTCTTTTATACCGTGGTCAGCAGCCATTGTTGCCACATGAGATTTCAACGCATTACGCGCAAAGCGCAATGTCTTTTGAGAATGTAGTTCCATATCTATTCCTTGCTTTGGATTTAATTAAGTCCCGCCTGTGGGCACGCGGACGGGAACGCGCAGGATGGGGTGATGAGTCCCATGCCCTGGCCATCAACCGCTCCAATCTACATTGGCGGTGTTCAGTCCCGGCGCAGGGGTTGCCTGTGCCTGTTGTGGT